TGGGCGGCAAGATCATTAAGCTGATGGGCAGCGGCATCAAGAATATGGCGGGCTTTGTCAGCAGCAGCGTGAAGGGAATGATGGAGCAGCCCATTGCCTATCTGAAGAGCCTGCCCGATCAGTTCTTCCAATGGGGCAAGGACATGATCCGAGGCATGATACGCGGCATCACGAGCATGATCGACGGTGTTGTTGGCTCTGTAAAGAATGTGGCGTCTGCGATTGCCTCGGTCATCCACTTCTCCCGCCCGGACATCGGGCCGCTGCGCAGCTATGAGCAGTGGATGCCCGATTTTATGAGCGGGCTGGCAAAGGGCATCCGGGACAACCTGTGGATGGTCGAGGATGCCGCCGATGCGCTGGCGCTGACAACGGCCCAGCCCATGCAGCTGCAGGTGGCGGGCGTGCTGCGCGGCAACCAGCAGACGGCGGCAGCCAGCTGGCAGCCGCAGCCCGGCGTTGCCTACCAGCAGACGAATAATTTCTACACCCACGACAGCCTGTCGGAATCTGAGCTCACCCGTGAGGCGGAGGATATGATGAACCGGCTGCGGTGGGGGATCCCATAAAGGAGGCGGTGCAGCATGGCGCGGACCGTGCCGGTATATACCTATCAGGCCGCGGATGGCCGAAGCCTGCGGTTTGCCGCGGACAGCGATTTCTGGATTACCGATATGAACGGCGACGACGGGCTGGACATCGAGACGAAAACGAGCCAGTCCTACGGGCAGACCGGCAAGACGATCACCAACCAGTCCGTCGGTGAGCGCAGCGTGACCGTAACGGGGGCTATCCTGCGGGACCTGGACGCCAACGAGGCGCTGTTGAAGAAGCTGGTGCGGCCCCTGACGGCGGGACGCTGGTGCAAGACGGTGGGAAGCACGGTTTGGTACCTGGACGTTGTGCCCGCGCAGACGCCTATTGTGAGCGGCGGGGCCAACCTGCTGAACTTTCAGTTCAAATTGAAAGCGGCATTCCCCTACTGGCGCACCGAGGACACGGCCCGGATGCTGCTGGGCGGCATGGAGCCTGCCTGGTTCCCGACGCCTGTCTCGACAGCGGGAAACTTCGCGATCAGCCGGTACAAGCACAATATGTACACGAATTTTGTCAATGACGGCAACGCCGAGACAGCCTTTACGCTGTACCTGCAGGCGGCGGCCAAGGTGAAAAACCCGATGCTGTGGAATAACGGCACGCGGACCTTCATCCGGCTGAATACCACGATGCAGGCGCATGAGCGCGCGGTCATCTGCACAGCGGACGGAAACCGCGGCTGCCGGTACTACACGGCAGACGGCGCGGAGGACAACGGATTCCGGCTGCTGGACATTGACAGCGACCTGTGGATGATGCTGACACCCGGCGACAATGTGCTGCGGATGACGGCGGACGAGGGTAATGAGAACCTGACGGCCACCGTCACAGCGCCGAAGGGGGTGGCGAGCGGTGTATGACATCCTGCGCCTGTACGTGTATCACGATGGAGTGCGTGTGGGCATGGCAGAGAGCGCGGACAGCCTGCAATGGATGCCCGCGTTTGACGATTTGGGCGAGTTCAAGCTGGTCTGCGCGGCGACAGAGACGAACCGCGCGCTGCTGGTGCTGGACGCGGTGCTGTACAACCCGGATACCCCCGGTCTGGCCGCGGTGGTGCTGGCGGCGGAGGCCGATGGAGACAACCACCGAATGACGGTGCGCGGGAAGTTCAGCCTGTGCCTGTTCAAGAGGCGGACCGCCCGCGGGAGCCGCACCATCACGGACGGCGCGGCGGGCCTGCTGGAGGTCTGCCGTACCAATCTGCGCGGGCTGGGCGTGGCCGTGCCGCCCGCTGCCGGGTTTACGGCCCCCTGCGAGGAGACGGTTGCTTGGACGGACTGCGCCAGCGCTGCCGTGCAGCTGATGCAGGCTGGCGGCTTTGGGGGCCGGGTGCGCTTTGACCCTGCCACCGCCGCCCAGACGCTGGAGCTGTTGCAGGGCAAGGACCGCAGCGTGCCGGGCACGGCGCTGTACAACGGTTATTTTTCCACCCGGATGCAGAACCTATCCGGCGCGGTGTACACGCAGGACGCGAGCGATTACGCCAACGTGGTGCTGTGCGGTGGCGAGGAGCCCGGCGAGAATGACAGCTTTACCCGGTATTTCTGCGAGCTGGGCGACCTGACGGCCAGCGGCAATGCCCGGCGGGAGCTATGGGTAGACGGGAGCAGCATGCGGCATAAATACACCGTGCAGAACGCCGACGGCACGACAAGCGACGCCGAATACAGCGAGGCGGAGTATCAGGCTGCCGTGCAGAACTACGCCCGCGCGGCGCTGAAGAACCACATGAGTACGCGGCGGCTGAAATGCACCGCGGCCAACACCAACCTGATCTACGGCACGGACTACGAGCTGGGCGATCTGGTGCCGGTGCGGGTGGAGGAGCTGGGGCTGAACGCTGTGGCGCGGGTGGCGAGCATCCGCCTGATCTACGAGAGCACCGGCGGCAGCCTGCAGCCGGTGCTGGACCATTTCACATTTAAGGAGTGAGCCAAATGACAGAGCTTACCTGCTGGCCGCTGGATAATAAAGAGTATACCGCCGAGGCGCTGGGCGCGGCTTATGCTGCGCGCAGCCGCGGTATACTGCACGCGGCGGATTTTACCGCCACGGCCAACGGCGACAACACACTGACCATCGGCCCCGGTGTGGGGTGCATCCACCCCGGCACATACTGGGCGGCGTTCCCGTACCTGCTGGCCAATACCCAGCTGACCTTTACGGACGCGGACGGCACAAACCCGCGTTGGGATGCCGTTGCCCTGACCTACGACAAGAACACCAACACGGCAGGGCTGGAGGTGCGCACGGGCACGGCCTCGGCCTCCCCTGCTCTGCCGGAGCTGCGCCGGGATGATGACTACGATGAAATCTTTCTGTACCGCGTGACGCGCCCGCGCGGCGCTACGAAGATCGGCGCAGACAACATTGTGGACCTGCGGCTGGACGAAGCCTACTGCGGGCTGATGCGCGATACGATGGACAGCGTGGACACCGGCGTGATGAACGCCGCCTTCACTGCCTTTTTGCAGCAGATCGAGGCGGAGCTTGCCCGGCTGCACGCGGGCACTGCCGTGATGACCAAGGGCGAGTATGACCCGGCGGGTCTGAGCCTTGATGCGGCGGTGCAGCTGTACAGCTGCACGAAGTCCGGCAAGGTCTACGCACTGAAGGGCACCGGCGCGGTGGGGCGGTTTAAGGTCCCGGAGGCATGGAGTGCGGGCGATACATGGACGGTAAACGGCAAGGCTGTACCGGCGTACTGCGGCGCGGATGCGGCGGACGGAGACAGCGTTGTTGCCGGGCGATGGGTACTGTTTACCTATGACGGGAGCCGACTGGATTTTAACGGCGGCGGTGGTTTAAGCGCGTCCAAGCTGGCACAAGCCACCGCCGCAGATACCGATGTGCTGACCGGAAAGAAATACTACGCAGGCGGTAAAACCATCAAGGAAGGGACTATGCCGAACCGAGGCAGCTGGGGGGCAACGCTCTCCCCCGGAGGTGTGGCAACCATCCCCTCCGGATTCCACGATGGGAGCGGGCAAGTCACCGCTGTGAGTCTGAGAGCGGTGACAATCACTATGGCCACTTCATATGGTGACTGGGTATACACGTTGCCCAGTGGCACATTGGTCGGTGTTTCGAACATCGCTGCTTCTGGTAATAGTTCCGAAATAGCAAGTCTAACAATTTCGGGTAACACCGTGCGCGTTACATGGAGCGGCAACGGAGTGATCAACCGCCAGATCACATTGATTTACTACTAAGAGGAGAGGCAAGACCATGAGAGAGTCAATCGTAATCAACGCCGAGAAACTGTTGTACTGTTAAGGAGGTAGAGCATGGTACATACTTTGAGACTTGACAACTACTACCCCACCCCGCGGAAGCTGGTGCTGGGGACTAATTCCAGCTTTGGCACGGAGAGTATCAAGATTGAGCGCGGGGCCGGGTGGGACGGGCTGAATCTCACCGCAACGTGGCACATCCCCGGGCGGGAAGAGCCGCTGCGCGTGGCCCTGCTGGATGGGGATGCCATGGACGTGCCGCCCGAGGTGACGAAGGAGGCCAAGGATGGCGTGCTTGTGCTGGCCGGGCTGGCCTCCGGCGTGCAGCGGGCGAGTTGTAACGTGGAGTATCTTATCCTTGAGCAAGCGGGCGTATACGGCGGCGCGGGTGCAGAACCGACGCCCGAGCTGGCGGCGCAGGTGCTGGAAGCTGCCTTGCAGGCCAAGGCGGACGCAGAGGCAGCAGCGGAGGATGCGGCGGCTGCTAAAGCCAACGCGGACAAGGCCCAGGCCGATGCCGAAAAGGCGCAGCAGGCGGCGGAAAATGCTGCGGCAGATGCTGCCAAGGCCGGGCCGTATGCAGAGGCCGCGCGGGCTGCCCAAGAAGCGGCAGAGTCGGCCCGGGATGAAGCGATTGCCGCGCAGCGGGCGGCGCAAACAGCGGCCAAGAGTGCGCAAGATGCCCAGGCGGCTGCAGAGAAGGTCCGGGACGATGCCAAGACCGCCCAGAAGGGCGCGGAGGCTGCCCGGGATACGGCGGCTAAGAGCGCCGAGGATGCGGCGAAATCCGAGGCAAACGCCAAGCAGAGCGCGGACACGCTGGCCGAGAGCGTGGAGAACGTGGTGGCGAACACGGCGGCGGTGGCCGAGCTGAAACAGCAGGTGAAGAACATCACGCCAGATGACAGCACGATTGGTGGCAAGCCGTGGAGCAGCAAGCACATCATTGATATGCTTTGCCCGCCGCTGGAAGAAAGCGGCAACCCTGTTGTGTGCTACCCCGTTGCGGGATACCCGCTTGGGGTAAAGGCCAGCTGGGAACCCATGCAGGAGGGCACAGGAACGCCGTCACCGGAGAACATTCGTCCCATCAAGGGCAGGGACAGCGTGACAGTCGAACGGTGCGGGGAGAATCTGCTGAATATAAAACCATTTAATAAAGACACATACAAAGGCATCACGCATGAGTATGTCCCGGATGGCGGTATTCATATATCCGGCACCACACAGACTAGTGTGGATAGCCCGACGTTCCCGGTTTGGCAGCTGCCGCCCGGAAAATACTACGGGCTGGATACAGGTGAAGGAATTTCCGCTAGTATTGTGGTGCAGAGAAATGGGAAGAACCTGTGGCTAAACGCCAAAGGCGCTTTTGAGATCTTGGCTGGGGATGTAACTAAGTATTGGTACACGATTGTGAGTGCCGGTGCAACAGTTGACAGGACAGTATATCCGTACATCGTTCCTGGCACCAACGCCCCCACCACCTACACGCCATACACGGGTCAGACCAACACCTTGACCCTGCCTGAAACCGTGTATGGTGGCGAGGTGGACGCGGTGAGCGGGGGCGGAAAAGAGACGTGGAAAATGCTGACGCTTGACGGGACGGAAAAGTGGACCTTCCAAACAACCAACAGTCCTGACAAATATGGCTTCGTGTTTCAAGTGCCTGAAATAGCCACTCCCACGATTCCCCAAATTAAGGGTGATATTGTATGCAGTCAATATCCGACAGTTAGTGCAAATGATACATACCAATGCAAAAACGGAATATCAGTTGAAGCAGACAACAACCACTATTTCAGAATTTACAATGATACATACGCGGGAGGAACAACAGACGAGTGGAAGTCTCACCTTGCCAACCAGTACGCCGCAGGAACACCTGTGCAAGTTTGCTACAAGCTGGTGGAGCCCATCCCCTTTACGGCCACCGGCGCACAGCCCATCCCCGCGCTTGCGGGTGTGAACACCGTGCTGACCGATGCCGACAGCGCGACTGTGACGGGACGCGCAGACCCCATTAAACGCATTACCGATTTGGAAGATGCTGTTGCATCTCAAACATGAAAGGAGAAATCACAATGGCTATTAAGAGTAAAGCACGGCACGATTTGACCCTGCGCAGTATCAAGCGAGAGATTGCAGCAGGACGCGATGTTGCCTTTTGGCTTGACAAGGCGTACACGCACTACGACAACGGCCTGCTGACCGAAGATGACATTGCAGAGGTGGAGGCGCTGGCACAGGAATACTACGATGCGCTGGACGCTGAAACGGTGCAGGACGGCAACGCAACGAATGAGCAGATTTAAAATCCGCTGTACGAGGAGGAAGATCAATGAGACTTTCAAACGGTGAGGTGTTGCTGGCGTGGCCTCTGGCCCAGCACATCATCACACAAGGATGGTTTTACAATGACGGCAGTTTGCACCAGGCCGTTGACCTGCGCACCCAGATTGACAACATATATATCCGCCCGGTCTATGCCGCCGAGGACGGCACCGTGGATCAGACCCAGGACTGGGACGGACACACGCGGACGGGTATGCAGAGCTATGGCAACATG